CTTCCAATTCACGACGAGCAGCACGAGCATACATGGCAGGATCGTCATCACCGCTCATCTGACGCTTTTGATAAGCCTCATAAAGCTGGCGAGATGTTTGACCCTCATAAGGGTCTTTGAACAAGCCAGAGAACATGCCGCTAGACTGCGCAGCCGGTGCAGATGTCGAAGACGCTGCAGTGGTTGTTGAACCAGAACCACCACGAGCAGGCGAACCAGAACCAGAACCGCCAGCGGCAGGAGCTGCACCTTCTTCTCGTTGCATGCTGTATGGCAGGAGACGATCACGGGCCAGCATCAAGACTGATGGATCGATATTAGGACGCGCCGCTCCTGACATTGCTGCAAAAGTGCCTTCAGGACGAGTCAGTATCGGCATGCTGCCCGCACGACCTACAGAGCCGTATTCGCTAGGAGCGCGGCCCTGCGTTCCATATTGGAACTTAACTTCCTCCGGCGGCGGTGTGTACTGAGTACTGAACACATCGTTGTACTCGCCACCGAAAGGCGGAGCGCGACCCATGTCGCCGTATTGAACTTGCACATCATCAAGAGGTATTGTCGGCTTTTCACGGCCACCGGCGTAGATGTCTGATTTTTGCGCAGCCAAAATGCCACCAGTGCCAGCCAAGCCAGCAGTGGCAAGCGGCAATGTAAGATCAGGCTCACGACCGGGAGGAGCAGGACGGCTGCCCCACGGAGCTGTGCTTGGTGCAGCGGGAGCAGCAGCAGCAGCATCACTAGGACGAGCGCCAGCAGTCGGAACAGAAGTTGTCCGCTGCGGAGGCAGAGGCCGAATTTCATTAGGGATAATAGCGCGCAGTTCGTCGGCGCTTTTGTTCAGCACTTGCGCGCCCTGCGGAATGTTTGCACCGCGTGGGATTTCAATGATTGCACCAGATGGCATCTTCACAACGAGGTTTGGTGCATTCGGTGAAATGTCGAAGACGCGAGCAGGAGTTCCCCTCCCACCCGGCACGGTCATCTTAAAGTTCTGCAAAGACTCATTGTAGAGTTTCTGAGCAGCTTCACGAGCCAACTCACGCTGGCTTTCGCTCTTCGTGCCCATGAAAATCTTCAACAGATCATCATATTCCTGAGCGAAGTTTTTAGGAGCAGCAGCGCGGGCTCCACCCATAACGCCACGAGCAATTTGAACTGGAATGGAATCAGCCATTTTTAAACTCCGGGCATATTAGGGGGCATGATGCCGCCCATTGATTGCTGCTCTTCCTCTTGAATGTTTCTCATTGCAGGCTCAATCAGAGGATTGATCAAACCGGCACTGTATGGATGCACAGCAACATTCTGTGCCAAGTCAATGAGCTGGATGCGCTCTCTCGACGCGCGATCTTCAGCTTTCTGATGCAGCTCTGCTTCTGCAAAATGCATGTCAGCTTGCGCTTTTGCCATCTCGACCTGTGCCTTCATCAGATCAGCCTCGCCCTTCATCTGCGAGGATTGAGCACGGGTCTGTGCATCCAGCATGTCAGCATCGGACTTCTTCTGTTCAGCCATCATCTTCGACTGCTTTTCAAGCAGCTCTGGCGGCGGGTTCGCCTGCGCATCCTGCGGAGCGAAGAACTGTTCAGGGTTCGACCAACCGATAGCTTTCAAAGCTTCTGTATCGACCACCATAGGATCGAACATGCCGGGGTTCGATGCCTGCAATTGCTTCAGGGCCATGATCTTCATCAGACGCTGCGTGTGGCTGGCTGTATTCGGATCAGCCTGCGGCACCAGTTCGCAATCGTTCAGAGCCTGCACAAACGTGTTCTCGTCCCACGGATAGGCAAACTTGCCCTTCTGCTGCCAGAAGCTCTCAGGATGTTCTTTGAAGCAACGACGCAGGAGCTGGAATTCTTCAGCCTGCGCTGCATGCATGCGCTTGTGCACGGCATTCAAAATCTTTGTAGCCTGCTCGATCATTGCGAGCGTCGTGCCCACAGGAGCATCCTGACGGCCTTCGCCAACGGCCAACTCTGCTGTACCGCCAACGCGCGATCCGGTCTGCACCATGTTATCGACAAGGCCCATCAACGAAGGAGCGGCGCCCGTGTTGTAGGGCAGCGGCATGATAGCCTGATTGATTGGCAGGCCACCCGTCTTAACAAGAGCACCGCCGCCGGGAGGAATGCGGAAGATGTTCGTATTCTGACGAGCGCCCGTGTCAGCCATCAGGAAGCCGGGGAAGTTGGCGTACATGCCGGAATCAAGCAGCTCACGCCATGCAGCAGTCACCGCATTCGTCGTGTTGCCAAGGATGTGCAGCAGGCCAATGTCGTAGAAACCCATGCCCGGCACGAACGTATATTTGACGAAGTTAAAGCGGGCGACAGGAAGATCGGATGTGTCTTCATCGTAGTTGCGAACAATCGACAAAATCTCTTTGGTCGAAACGTCAATCGTTACGCGATACGGAATTTCAAGACCAGAAATCTTGCCCTTGTACTTGTGCTCAAAGCCGTCGATGTCGAGCTCACAATAGCACTCATAGATTTCGCGATCACGGTCTTCAGGGTTGAAACTTTCCTGCGCGATGCCCTGCTGATCGTTCTGCATGCGCTTAACGGCATCCAACTCTGCAGGCTTTGGCGTAGACAGATCAATGTCACGATAAACGCCAAGGATTTGCAGACGCTTGACCGTCGAAGGGCGCATCATGACCTTATGCGTAATGCGCTTGGCATTGCGAAGATCAGTTGCGCTGTTGTTGACGATCAGATCATTGGCATCAACAGACTCGCTGACAGGTCTGTTGCGCAGCGGGCAGAAGTAAATCTTTTTGAAAGAAGTGCCGCCGAAACCAAGCATCAACAGCATGCGGTCGGTGTCAGGATAATACTCGCTCGCCACCGCTGTCAGATAATGGTTTAGGTCTTTCTCAAGTGCGTTTGCAAACGTGTCCTGCTGGATCGTTGATGCATTGGCATCGTTGCGCACTTTTACAGGACCATCGGTCGGCAACATCTCGCTGCGTGCATTAGCCTGAAAACGCAAAACCGCTTCGAGGAGAAGCGGATGGCGAACCTTACTCATGCCTTCAACGGGAGCGCCGTCTGTTGCGCCTTGCAGGCCCGGCAGCTCGACTTTCAAACCAAGAAGCTTGATGCCTTCAGCGCGATCCTGCACCCACTCTTTGCGGCTCGTCATGTCATCATCGATGCCGCGCACAAGATCATTGGCAATGCGGACCAGCTCACCATCATCGATCTCATCGACAAGGTTGCGGAACCACTCGCGCGAACGCTCTGCAGTGTCGTCCTTTTCGCCAAGGCCTTTGCCATCAAGCGAGATCGTCACAGAGCCATCTGGATGCTCGATGCGCAGGATTTCGCCAACATCCGATTGATCTATCGTAGGGCCACCCTCATCGATGACGACTTCCATGCCATCATCCGCTGCATCCATCGGGTCTGCGGCAGGAAACAATTCGCGGATATTTGGCTTCAGGCCCGGTGTCATCGGCATGAGTTAATTTCCTTCGACGGGCAGTTCTTCCATCTCTTTCACAAAGCGACGGATGCCCTCTTGGGCAGCTATAGTATCTGTTTTTGCCATGATTTCATAGACGCGAACATAGTCATATGGAGCCTTGCCCCAAACCTCGACGCGGAAGTTACCAATACGCTGCGGCGTGGCGGGCCTGAGTACATCCACCACTGCGCTTGCCAAAACCTGTGCCATCTATTCCCCCGGTTTAACCTTGAGAAACATTATAGCACAAATATCATCAGACACTGTAGAGCGGAGCAGGCGGAGAACCTGTGTGTTGCATCTGCGCTTCGATGTCAGCAGTCCACTCAGCACCACGCACAAGCAGGCCGGTCTCACGCAAGTGCTTCAAAGCCATGCTGACCGTATCAACCAAGTCGTCGTTTTTTCCTTTCGGAAATATCTCGCACTGCTTGATGACATTGTCAGCCCATGCACGATCCGGCGCATAGATCAGGCCTTCAGCAAACAAGTGAGCAATCGAATAAACGCGCGCCAGCTTGTCTTGCGATTTCGGATCAACTAGTTGAACTGCGAAGTCTACATGGTTGAAAAGCCTACGCAATTCCTGCGCGACGCTGATGCCGGCGGCTTTGTTTTCAATCAGCAATTTGTCAACCTTGAACTTGCGCATGCTGTCTTCAACCTTGACGACAA